ACTGATATAAATAATCACACTTTCCGAAAAGCATAGTTTAAAACTATAAATAGCATATTAATATATAGTTTAAAACTATAGCATATTTTTACCCGGATCCTGCCTGTTTTCGCCTGGTATAAAATCAACTATTCACAAAAGTATAGTTTAGCGAATAGTTGAAAACAATATATAGTATATAAAGCATCATATAACTACAATATATTGATTTTTCTGTTTTTTCTGTCTTCCAATATCCATTTTGTACATAAAAAACATGCCCGGCAGGGTGATTTTACCACCTTCACCACCCCAGGTTACCCCTCCCCATATCCGCCAAAAACAAAAAGGCTATAATAAAAATCTATAGCGAGTGGGTTAAAATTTGACATAATCTAATAAAAATAGTATTTTGGATGCAGAATAGCTGCCTAAAGTGACCTAATACGGGAGGGGAAGAAAATGGCAGAAGAGGTAGTGAAGAAAAAGACAGGGCGACCAAAGGGCAGGAAGAGCAGTTATACAGTATCTGAGAAAGCACTTACCGCAATGCGGAACAACTCTCCGATGACATATCCCAAACCTGCTGAAACTGAAGAAGAGAAAGATTATAATGCCCGTCAAATAGCGCATATCACCAAGGTATATGAGATAGGGACAATGGCAGACAGGAGTGACCCCGTTTCCCTGCGGTCGTGTTTCCTTGCCTACTTGGAACTCTGTCAGAGGGATGGTTTTAAGGTCAGTAACTTGTCCGCATATGCTTCGATGGGCATGACAAAAGATATATTTGCCCACCTCAAAAAGAAACCGGAGTATAAGGAACTGACCGAGTTTGTACAAACTGTCTGTTCAATGTCCCGTGAAAATCTGATCTCTGACGGGAAGATCAATCCTGTTATCGGCATTTTCTGGCAACGGAACTATGATGGATTGCGGAATGATACAGAGCAGGTCCAGGCAATAAATGAGCAGGAAGATGAGTATGCCCAGTTCGGTGGCAATTCGTATAAGGACCGTTACCGCAATCTGATCGGCGGTAATGGGAATAAGGAGTGATTGTATGGAACAGATGAATGAGAATCAGCAACTGTTCCTTGCGATGCTCCGAGAGGGCACAAAGGGTGATCTGAATGCGTTCGCAGATGCCCTGCGGTTGCTGAAGGAAATCGAGAGAGAAGGATCCGTTGCCGTCAATGACTACCACGGAGTGGAGGTTTCCCGGCAGTATGACCCGGATAACTTCGCTACTGCCCATGAATACTCTGAGATGCTGAGAGGGTATCTGTCCCAGGTTCAGCCGGATAATGAAGCGGACGGCACAAAGGTCCTGCGGATATACCGTGATTCACTACTGTTTGATGCTCCCTGGGATTTCGATTGCTTCTGCCGATATATCGAATGGGACAGGGAGGAAGATAAAAAATTCTACATGCCCCGTAGAAAGCAACTGTTGCCACTGGCACGGGCACTTCAGCGGTTGGAGGAACGCAAGATCCGGTTGCTCTGCATTTCCATGCCACCCGGCACGGGCAAGACCACACTGGCTGAGTTCTTCCTCGCATGGACGGGTGGAAAACATCCGGAACTGCCGAATATCATCGGTTCCCACAGTAACGCTTTCCTGCGTGGGGTCTATGATGATATTCAGCGGATTGTAGGGAAAAGATCCGAGTACTTATGGCAGAAAGTGTTCCCTACAGTGCATCTGGTAGGCACAAATGCCAAGGACCTTATGATGGACCTGGGAACTCGCAAGCGGTTCAGCACGTTTGAAATGGCATCTATCGGTGCAGGTAACGCAGGTCGAGTCAGAGCAGCTAACCTTCTGTACTGTGATGACCTCATTGATAGCATTGAAACTGCGCTGAACCGTGATCAACTCGATAAGATCTGGCAACAGTACACAACTGACTACCGTCAGCGTATGATTGGTGATTGCGTTGAACTGCATATTGCCACCCGGTGGTCTGTTCATGATGTGATCGGTCGGTTGGAAGAGATGTATGGTGACGATCCTATGGCTGAATTCATCGTATGCCCTGCGCTTAACGAGAATGACGAGTCCAATTTCGACTACCCATACGGAGTCGGTTTTACTACTGAATTCTACCGTGATCAACGGGAACTAATGGACCAGGCATCCTGGAAAGCACTGTACATGAACGAGCCGATTGAACGAGAAGGGCAGCTTTATCCTCCGAATCAGCTTCAGCGGTACTTTGGTCTTCCGGAGGGTGAACCGGATGCCATTATTGGTGTATGCGACACGAAAACCACAGGCAGTGACTTCTGTTGTATGCCGATTGTTTATCAGTTTGGCAACAAGTTTTACATAGAAGATGTTCTATTTGAGAACTACGCACCGAATATTGTCGAAGCGAACCTGGTGGAACGGATCGTCAAGTGGAATCCGCATATGATCCGGTTTGAATCGAATGTCGCAGGTGGCAAGTTGGCATCCGATGTACAGGAAAAGGTCAAGGAACGGGATTGCCGGACCAAGATTGAAACAAAATGGACTCAGCAGAACAAGGAAACGAAGATCCTTGTCGAAGCACACTGGGTCATGGAACACTGCATATTCAAGGACGAGTCTGTTCTGAGGGGTGATGAGTGGCGAGAATACCGGAAATTCCTGCAAGCACTGACATCGTATTCACTTGAGGGCAAGAATAAACACGATGATGCTCCGGATGCAATGGCTCAGTTGAGCCAGTATGTGCAGAGTTTTGCCGGAAACAAGATCCAGATCGTCCGGAGAATGTTCTGATAGGGCAAATCTATATGAATTAGACAAATTATAGACTTAATCTATTGACATTTGTTTTTTAGTTGTTTATAATCCGGACGAAGAGATGTCTGATTTGATACCTACAACGCACTTTTGCGAGAGATCGTGAGAGTGCGTTTTCTGTTTACCGGGAGGTGAGAAACAGTGGGTGATCTGAACCATCAGAGTTCCCAGGAGGAACGGAAACAGATGACCAAGGCGGTATATGCCACCAAGCACCTGTTCGGTCGCAAGGTTATCCTCACCTCTGCTGACAGTATCACTGCGGAGAACGTGGTAAAGGTGGTCGAACAGGCGTATGAAACACATCTGCTCAACCGTTCCGACATCGAGTATCTGTGGAAGTACTACAAGGGTGACCAACCTTCCCGTTGGCGTACCCGTGAGGTCCGGGATGAACTGACCGCACATATCGTGGAAAACCGTGCCAACGAAATCACGGTGTTCAAGTGCGGTTACCTGGTGGGCAAGCCGATCAAATACACCGCAGCCAATGTAGGTGACAAGGTTTCTGCAAGGGTTGCGAAACTGAACGATGCGATGCGGATTGTCGGCAAGAAGACCCGTGACAAGGAACTGGTCGAGTGGCAGATGGTCGCAGGTGTCGGTTACCGCTACGTTGTGCAGAACAAACGTGGCAAAGTGCCGTTCAAACTGTACACCCTGGATCCTCAGAATACGTTCGTGATCCGGAAGAATGACTACTCCAAGGATGTCATTGCCGGGATCAACTACGTTGAGGATGAGAACGCAAAGATCACCTTCACCGTGTACACGGAGGACAAGGTCTTCACGTTCGTCAAGGGTGGTGACACGGTCAAGTCGCAGGTGAACAGTTTCGGCATGATTCCGATCATCGAATATCCTGCGAACACTGCCCGTCTGGGTTGCTTTGAGATCGTTCTGTCCATGCTCGATGCGATCAACGATTTCGATTGTGCCCGGAAAGAAGCAGTGGAGCAGTTCGTGCAGAGTCTCCTGGTCCTGTACAACTGCCAGGTGGACGAAGATACCACTGCTGACACAATCCGTGCGGCCGGGATGATCCTGCTGAAGACAACGGGTGATGCGAAAGCAGACATCAAGGTCATTGCCGAGGAACTGAATCAGCAACAGAACCAGACACTGAAGGATGACCTGTGGAACAGTGTGCTTCAGATTGTCGGTATGCCGAGCCAGAGTTCAGCCAATACATCCGATTCGTCCAACAACGGTGCGATTGTGCTGAAATCCGGATGGCAGGGAGCGGAAACACGGGCACAGGACTTCGAAGCACAGTTCGAACTGCCGGAAATGGAAATGCTCCAGGTGGTCAGC